ATGGAAACTGGCAAGATACGTCTGGATGTATATAAGCACGAAACAGGCAACCAAGAAGAGAAAAGTCCCAAGCCATCACCTGTATATAGTACCAGTAGCCCTGTCAATAGTACGGGTGTCTATAAGTTCTCCTTAACGTTGGCAACGCCTCCGTACAAGGAAGGTACAGCCTACAAGGTTGTTGTCTCATGGCTTTTCAGTAGTCAATCTTCCAACGGAAATGTAAATAATAATACTGACAGACAGACCTCAAAAGAACCCAAACAATACATACTTAAAGGGAAAGAAATCCTCTTCTCTGTCAAGCGGCATATCCCCACGCCAAAGGCAGAACCCAGCAAGGCGAATGTTAATCGCACAGAGCCTGAAAAGGATGGATGTCCACGCTGTAGAGAAGAATGGACGGATATGCTTCCAAGACTAAAACAGGTTTTTGGAAAAGTATCACCTAATAGATTAAAGGCGGTTGCACAAGCCTACACTGAACATATGAAAGCTTTGAGTATGGATACGTGTTGGGTAAAAGCACATTTCTTTGCACAAGCTACTATAGAAACCGGGTATACTCTTAACATTTCTGAGAATATGAACTATAAAAGAGAAAGATTTGAGGATATTTTTCCAAGCAAAATATTCAAGGGAAGATGGACTAAAGATGGTAAATGGGTGTCAGACAGAGATAAAAATGGAAAAAGAATATACAAAGATGGGATGAAAAGGACTCTTGATAAGGTTTATTCTATAACTGACACTCAGGAACGTAAAATAGTTCTTGCAAACATTGCGTATGCTAATAAGAACGGTAATGGGGATTATTACTCTGGAGATGGGTGGAGATTCCGTGGAAGCGGTCTTGTACAAATAACAGGCAGGGAAAACTATAGTAAAATACAACATCTAATCAATACCTTAATTCCGTAGCATAAATTCTTGTAAGAACTCCAAGTGTCTGAGAAATAAAGTTCTCAAAACACTTGGATATGTCAGAAATTTCACCTATCTTGGTGCTGCAAACATAACAAGTAAGCAAAAAACTGACATGACAAAGGTAGCAATTAAAAACGAGAATATCACTTCTTTCGGTGGGATTTATCACATTATGGACGTTTTCTCAAAGTTGGGCTTTGAAAAACTTACCGAATCAGTATTGGGCAAACGTGGACGTAGTGGCAAAGCATTCAGCCATGGAAGTATTTTCGGCTCTCTCTTCTTCAGCTACCTTTGTGGTGGAGAATGCCTTGAGGACATCAATGCGCTTATTGGACAGTTCAAGCAGAGACCTAATACGCTATTACCCAGTGCCGACACTGTGGGGCGCGGACTAAAGGAGCTTGCCGAGAAAAATATTGTCTATAAGAGCGAGACCTCCGACAAGTCGTATAGTTTCAATACGGCAGAAAAGTTGAATACCTTACTTTTACGAATGATACGGAGGATGGGGCTTATAAAGGTGGGTAGCCATGTTGACTTGGACTTTGACCACCAGTTTATTCCGGCCCACAAGTTCGATGCAAAGTATTCTTACAAGCAGGATCATGGTTATTTCCCAGGATGGGCTTCCATTGGGGGAATCATAGTCGGAGGTGAGAACCGTGATGGGAATACCAATGTAAAATTCCATCAGGAGGATACGCTCCGTCGCACTATGGACCGTGTGACCTCTGAACTTGGTGTGGTGATAGAGCGTTTCCGTGCTGACTGCGGGTCGTTCTCAAAGGAAATCATCCAAACCGTAGAGCAGCGCTGCAACACGTTCTATATACGTGCTACCAACTGTGGCAGTCGCTATGAGAACTTCCGACAGTTAAAAGAATGGAAGAGCGTTGAGCTTGGCTATGAGAAATGCGATGTCACATCCATCAATATGGACAACTTAATAGAAGGAAGGTCATACAGGCTTGTCGTACAGCGTAGTCCCTTGAAAGACAAGGATGGCAAGCAACAGACGGATATGTTCGGAGTAATATACACATACCGCTGTATCCTCACCAATAACTGGACATCTACTGAGAAAGACATCATTACATTTTATAATGAGCGTGGAGCAAGCGAAAAGAACTTCGACATACAGAACAATGATTTCGGCTGGGCACATCTGCCCTTTTCCTTTATGGCTGAGAACATGGTTTTCATGATGGTTACCGCCATGCTGAAGAACTTCTCTCTCTATCTCGTCCGTCATATCAGCGAAAAGGTCAAGCCGTTGAAAAAGACAAGCAGGCTGAAAGCCTTTATCCTACATTTTGTCAGCGTGCCAGCAAAATGGGTGCGAACTGGAAGACAGAACGTTCTGAACCTATATACAAATAAAACCTACTACGCTGAAATCTTCATAGAATAAACTGTATTTCTTTGTAGTTATCATACTTCCCCATTGGTTTGGGTGGGGGATTTTATGCCTATGCAAGAACCAAGAACTCCGGAAAATTCCCAAATCAATGGATAAAGCCCAAAATGTCACTTCAATATAAAAAAGTACCTCACAAGGAATAATGTTGCGGAATTGAGGTAGCAGATGAAATGGTATTAAAGGAACTGAAAATATAAAAAATAAGGCCGCTGAAAAGCGACCTTGGGGCGGTACACGGTCTTTCAACCCTGTCCCTACGTATCTCTACGCACTGCAAATATACAAAATAATCCGTTACTCACAATAAATGTAACGGATTATTTTCTTGTTAAGCCTTATTTTCTTGCTCAAAGCCTCTTAATTGCCACACACTGGTAACTTTCTATATTCTCAAGAATATCCTCATGGTTATGATTAGTTTGACTCTGCACTAAATCAAAAGCCATAAACGTCTCTCCCTCCATGCAGGTCAGTGTCTGATGTATATCTTCGAGTAGATCAAACACCTCAAGGCTTTTTTCTCTAAATTCGCTATCAGCAGCTGCGCTACCTACCCAGTCTGTTACCACATGTAGATTAACAATCGGCTCGGCTCTATACTCAACACCATTCTGAATGGCATTCCATTGAATGGGAGCAAACTCAACAAACACAGCTGGTCGTTCAAAAGGCTCTTCAAGTTCTATAAATTCTACATTGTGGTTCCACAAATCTATGTGTTTTATCGCTCCATTGCCTACTGTCTTCAGCTTCTCACAGAGCATTGTGTATAGTTCTTTTCTCATCGTTCTGTTATGTCTAAGTCAAAATTAATGTACTCTGTAATATTTTCTTCTATTATCTCTCTTACAGTTCTCTCAACCTCTGGACTTGTACCTAAGAACCGTCTACGAGGTATCTTGATAGTTGTCCCAGCTTTCTTCAACGCCATAAATTTCCAAAACTCGGCTTCTTCTGAAATCTGGACTGTACGCTTATCATTCCTACGGCTGCCATCTTTCTTCCTCCCAAAAGAACCTGTTGCTTCCTTGTATTTGTGCCAGAAATACCCTTTCATTTTTGCAGTTACCACAATCTCACCACCTTCATTATGAATAGCTGCATAAGGTTCAGTAGTAAAGAATGTAATGCTATTTTCCGTCGTACGACTCTGTATACTTCTACGAAGCTGACCAGTATCTACCAGTATATGACCTTTAGGACGTAGAGGACCTTTTCTGCGCTGCCATGCCTCACCAAAGAAAGACTGTCGCTCGAAGTTCTGATCAAACTCGTCCGTAAGTTCGACACGGATATCATTAAGAATTCTTCCTAAAATATGTTGGATTTCTGATTTCATCTTCTATTAACAGCTCTGGGAACAAAAAGCCTTCTGCTGAAAGCTCCAAGCAACCCTCTATTGTAGGGCTGCTCGATGCCTTCAGCAGATTGTAAAAGGTGCGTTCGCTAATGCCGAACTTAGGGTAAATATAACGCTTCCATATCTCTCGGTTTGAAAGACCAGTCTTCACATAAGTATCATAAATCTGATTGGTGTCGGCAACGCGTTTTGCATAACTCTTTCCTTTTCGTCTGTCCACCTGATACTGGGATTTAAAGGTTATTGATTCTTTTTGTAGGGACGGATATCAAGGTCCATCTTGCATTTCACCAGGACTCTTCCACTTCCTTCACACTGAGGACACTGAATTTGTGTCGAGGTTCCACCTACGCTGATTTTTCGGAAGCCTATGCCGTTACATTCACGGCACAAAGCTATCTTAGGTGGCTTAACTACATTTTTTCTCATACGCCTGTCTCCTCTTTCTTAGGTTCAACATAAAAGGTCTCATCTTGTGCTACCTGTATACCACACTTTGCCATCCTCTCAGGCATTGCCTCTGTGTCACGGTCTGCAAGCAGCTTATCTTTAGAAATGTCCAAAGTCTCTCGAACATAGTCAGGTAGGAACTCTTTCACTAATTGTAAAGCACTTGCCCAAGTAAAGCCTTTCAATGTCTTCAACTTTGGAGTTCCTGTTCTGAAGCCTATCACGCCATGTGCCATATCAAGGCTCTTCTTTTTAGTGAACAACTCTGCCTGGTTCTCGGTAGCAAAGGCCTGCAGTGTATCGAATGCTTTGTCTTTCTCCTCTGTAAGCGACGCTAACTTGTCAGCATACTTCTCACGGATCTTAGCGCATTGCAGTTCTATCTCTGCATTAATCTTCTGAACTTGTGCATCGGACTTAGCATAATTTGCAAAAGCCTCGTCTGCAGCTTCTCTACTCACACCTGTGATAATTACTTTCTTCTTTCTTGTTGCCATTGTTTTTTTAATTTTTGGTTTATAATTTGTCTTCTATCACATCAATAACTTTAGTTTCTGATACAGAAACAATCTGGTAGTCTATCATGGCTAAACCCATAAAACTTCGGATAGTATCCTTACAGTTGTCAAAAGAAGAGGCCTGTACCAGATAGTAAACCTGTGTATATTTTTCTTTCTCAGTTCTCTCGTCAAGAGTGATAAACTGAAGTGTAGCCTTGTAATAACGGTCGCATGACTCTTCTTCATTGAAGACTACTTGCTTAAATTTCATTGGATTGATGTTTACTATTTGAATTTCCCCTGACACATAGCTAACCAGGAATTCCATAGCGGCTTTTTCAGCCTCTCCGAATGAAAAAGCTTCGACCACATAACTCTCGGTCACTTTCTTTTCACGTCCGTCCTCATACACTTTGTCATAGCGCATTTTGACTTCATACCAATCACGTACTTTTGTCCTCATAATTGAATTCGTTTAATATTATACTTAATTTTCTGCCATATTGCCTATTGGGATATAGACAATTGTAGATGATGTTCTTTGTTTCTCTTGTAGGGCTGGTTCTTTCAATCCACCCTTTTGCTTGATTGTTCGCAGCTTCACAGCAAGACCTTGTAGTTCTTCAATGCTTATCTTTCTAAAGGGCTTACCTGCAAGTCGTGGATGCTGACAGAAATTATCAACTCTTGCCCAATCAGAAGTGTCAATTCCAAGCTGCTGCATCAGCTTAAGGCACAAACTGCGTTTTTTCTTCAGTTCTGACTTCCAGCCTGTCTGTTCCTCCAATGATACGCACATTGTCTCATACTCTTTCGCACTCATCTCGCGCAGACTTGTTGTTCGTCCATTTGTGAAGCTTGACACAAGTGTTTCCTTGTCAGCACAAGGCAATTTCTTTAACAAGGTATAAAACCTTGCGTAGTTCCTGTGCGCTCCCATAGCTTTTCCTCCTTCCAGTCTTTGTAAGTTCGTCGACCGCACGCTACAACCTCCGCCACACTGTCCTTGAAGATGTCAATATCGAATAGTGGTTTACCATCCACGCAAATGTACAGCTTACCATTGAACTCCATTACTTGCACGGCTTCACGTGCCTCCGAGTCAAGCTGTGCTTGTCGCTTTTCTTCTATTCTATTGGCACGCTCCTCATGCCATGTCTGCAATCGCTTTCTAATTTCGTCTAAAAATGTAATCATAATCTTATTATTTTTGAATGTAATATGTTTGAATTAATTTTCCGTTTCGCTTAATAAGGAGTTGAGTCTGACCATCCTCATCCGTAAGGCTGGATGTTACTTTGCTTCTCAAAGTTATGTCTCTACGGTCATAAAGTTTATAAACAAACCAATCAACGAAGTCTTTCAGTTCCTTCCATCCTTTTTCACTGTCTTCTATACCGCGTGAAGAGAATGCTTGACTGATGGCATGTTGTAGTTTTACTAACCATACTGGCTTGTCAGTAGGTGTTATCGAATGCGACAGTAACCTTTCCATAACTATTTGTTTGCAGGTTTCCACTCAACTCTAACTTCTGCATCAAGCTTACCGCTGCCTTGACAGATTAGGCAATCTTTTTTGTATGGTTCTTGATACTCGTCCTCTTGCCAGTGATAGCCATTACCTTGACAGTACGGACATTTGAAGCCTTTGCTTTCTATGACTTCTGTCATTCGACCACCTGGGCTAAGTTTCCCTGGTGTAATCTCAATAATTCGTCTCTCCTTACTCATTGTTCTGTGTATTATTATTTACTTCTGTCTCAATTTGTTTATCTGAGTACATTTTGTTGGAAGTTCTCAGCACTCCTTCTTCCCATACGACAAAGCTGTTACCAGCATCTGGGTTGAATCGGCCTTGACAAAAAGCTCTAAATCCTACAACTCTCACTTTGACTCCAGCATGGTAGCGCAACCTGATTGCTGGCTTACCTAATGGTTGTCCTTTAGCTTCTTGGCTGATGAAGATAAAACTCTTTCTTGGGAAAGCTTCAAGTAATGCTTTTGTCTCAGCCCATTCCCAACCGCTTTCTTGGAAACTGTCTACAATGATGAACTTAGCACTGTGCCGTTTCTTCAATCGTGCTATAAGGTCTTCTACAGTGTCAGTCGTTACTACTCTAAACCAGCCCTGTCGCTTGTCCATATTAAAACGCTTGATACGTTCTTGGAAGCTTTGGCTAACACCTTCCTCATAGCTCATATATAGCACTTGTCCGTAGTGGGTCAACTCGTGAGCCAGTTGCATAACGAATGAACTCTTGCCTGCAGCACTGGCACCGCTAATAAACCATGTTGAGTTTTCCTCTGGCAAGCCAAAAGCTTCTGCCCATCTACCACTCCAGGGCAGTGTCTTGTAGGTCTTCTTAGCTATCTCTTTTGGGCTATATGCGCGCTTAACCATTATGAACCTTTCTTCAATTTCTCAATCTCTGTATATACTCGTCGCAAACCGCCTCCGCTCTTACGAACTATTTGGCCGATGTCTGTACCACCTGGAGCGTTTACACTTGCTACTGCACGAGCCTGCTCAAGTAGGAACTGCCGACGATCTTCTTCATGATCTGGAGTAACACGGCTATACTTTCCACCATAGCGAGAGAATATCTCTGCATAACCAACTTTCTGATGCTCTAACATTCTGTTTATCTTGGAACGTAAGCCATCTGCACCCATCATATACCAACCACAGCACATCTCCGTTGCGTTCCATAAGGCTTTCAATTCAAGAAAGGCATCATATTGCAAGTCGCCAGCTTCGTCTAATACTATCAGCGGACGCTCCATAGAGCGCAGGTAATAAACAAGGTCTTCGTATGTTTCTTGATATTTACCACTGATACCGACACCAAACTCTTGTGCTATCTTCTTTACCAGCGCACGTTTTGTCTTTACTTGAGAACAATCTACGTAAATAGCATTGCGGTGCTCGTTGACATACCATCTGGCTGTGTAGGTCTTGCCGATATTAGGAAGGTCACACAGTATTACGCTCAGACTGCGCTCTTGACAAGCCTCCATCTGAAGACTGATATACTTAAAGGTTTCTGTCTGTGCACCTTTCCACTCAATTCTCTCACGAAGACTAACATCCAAGCGACGAGCTATACTCACCCAGTTTGCATCACTTAGAGTTTTTTCGATTTGCCCTTTCTTCAAGCCGTTGTAAACGCTTGGAGAGATTCCTAATACAGATGCGTGCTTTGCATCACTTGGATAATTCTTGCGGTTGGCTACTATAGCATCCAAAATCCGCTTTTTGTTGCCTGTTGTAATCATATTCTAATGGCATTTAAATTAATCTTATTTATATATCTTCAACCGCTCTGTCTGCTGCACTTATCAAGGTCATCTGCGGTATTTCCTCCTTAGGAGCTGTACAAACTATCTCTTGCGTTTCTTCCAATTGCTCTTGTGGAGTAGGTTTCAATATTCCCAATCTGTTAATGGCATTCTCCTTGATGTAAGCAGTGAACTTAGCAATTTTCTTCTGCTGTTCAACAAATGCTGCTCTGTCTTCATCGGTCTGTTCTGCCATGACTCGGTTGAAAGTCTTTACTTTCTCAACAGTATCGATATATTTTCCTCCTTGATAGATGAACACCTCTTGTGGCTCGCCCTCTTCATTTGGAAGATAACAGGCTGTTACCTTATAGTTATTCGGTGCAAGACGCTCCAAAACACTTGTGCAGCTCAACCACCAATCTTCGTGTGCCACTCTTACCGTTGAGTTCCTTCGTATGCTTGTTTCAACTCTCTCACCAATATGATAAGCAAGCATCTTTGCATCGTAAGGAAGCAGATTCGGATTGATGTTGGCTTCAAGAACTTGCCAGCGTGTCATACCAGGATACATCTTCTGATTTGGATGTAGTGTATTGTTCCACTCGTCATTATCTCTACGGTCGTCAGCAACAAGCTGCTCGAAGGTGAAGTATTCCTTATCTTCATAGAGTTCGTTGGTTTCGTCACTGATCTTCTTAAACTCTTGACACCACTTTCCCTTGCCATAGAATCGACCGATACCTTCGTGATTCTTGTGGATTATGCTGCGCTTCTTGGCACCATTCAGAGGTTCGGCATACTTTTCTTGTGAGTTCAATGGCGCACAGAAACGAACAAACTGAAATACTGTCTCCGCTTTGAGGAAGCCCTCTTTATATTGACTCATCAAGTGGTTCTCTACCTCTATTCCTGCAGGGATTCCCCATCCTTGACGAGCTATTAGGCGGAACATATCTCGGAAACAGTCAACAACAAGACCTTCGTCTTTCTTTCTCGCATAGCTTGCACCAATCACACACTGACTAACCACGTCATACGCATAATAAGCGTGCACTCGCTGTTTTGTGTCCTTCAGCTTGCGTGTCAAGTCCACGTCGTCCATTGTTACTTGACTCAATGAGAAACGACCAGAATGACGATGCATGTGAGGCATTTGTTCGTGCATAAAGGTACTCCAGTTTGATAATGACTCTTCTATTAGCACACGTGAAGCTGGATCATTCAAAATATTATTGATTGTGCTTTCACTCAAACT